CTGCGAGTACCACCTCTGTCTCATCACTTTGTCCCCGCCTATTGCCAACAGGGATTTTCGGTCACTCCCGTGTCAGGTGATCAACCCAACACGAATATTATAACAAAGATTCAATTAGATGTCAACAAGCATTTTTTAAATGTTTAATTGTATCACTCATACCTTTAAAAACCTGTTGCATGTCGGTATTTGGCGGAAAACCGAGCATTTCAATAGATTTCTCTAAGTTTTTCTTCATTTCGATAGCTGTAAGATCATCTGATAAAGATAACCTAGTATACATTAAACGTTGCTTTTCTAATAAAATTTCTAATTTTTCAATATGCTCTACTTTATCTTCATAAGATAATGATGGAAATGTAAATAAATTATTATAGATATCATCTTGCATTTTATTGATTTTGTCCAGTTCTTCCCGAACAATTTCAGATTCAAAGAATTCACTCATTGACTAATTCCCTCAAGATTTTTTTATAGTGGAACACATTAATATTTATGAAGGGTATATATTTTCTAACTTTCATACTGACGGTTTCCCACACTGGATCATTTAACTTTTTATCAAAATCTTTTCCGAAAGAAAAGATCTTTTCCAGTATTACGAAGGTCTCTAAACTTACTTCTCCACCTAGATATTTTTTCAGAATTAATGGGTGTCCCTTCGAGCAACTGAATAGTTCTTCTAATTCTGTCTCTGAAAGTAATTTCTGGGACTGCTCCTTGAAAATATAAGTCATACTCTGTCTCCGTCTCATCCACTCTGCGTAGGTTCTTTCTCCACTGTTGATTATCTCTCCGATCCATAGGTTTTGGGGTGTGTCAGCGTTTACAAAATTTGCTAGAAGAAAGTCTAGCACTTGTTCATCAGAATACTTTCTGGATGTCTTTTCAAACCAATACTTATCTTTTCTTTTATTAAAAGAAGTCATGGTGGCACGAGATTTACCTCCATATTTAAAGAAGTCATACTTACGATTAGTAAAATGACTTTTCATTCCAAGATAAGTTTGATAAGTCTCAAATGGTGTCACTTTCATTCACAGATTTGTCCCTATTACCAAAAAAGCTAGAGATGCAATATCGACCATATCCATCATAATAATCAGATTCTTCTATAATAACTTTTTTTACCCCATGTCGAACCCAACCAGGTAATATAATTATTGAATTATTATAGCATGGATATTCATAATCATACTTGGGAAAAAATACTTCTCCACCACTAAATCGCTTCGGTTCTTTATAGAAATAAGAAAATGCTAAAAATTGAAAGCATCTATCGATATGGGGATCATAATATTCTTGATCATGATAATATCTAACTTTAGTGATGTCCCAATTAGATTCATTAGCTATAGAACAACAATCATGTATTTCAGAAAATATATTAAGTAAGTCACCCTTAAAAAGTTTTCTATTTACTTTAAGAATATTAGATACATTTCTATACTTCTTACCATAAACCCCATCTAAACATAATGCCTTTGCATTTGTATATCCTACTACTCCACCATAACCAGATGCTTCAAGAAGTTTATCTGGTTTGGTAAGAAATTTAAGTTCTTCCCAAATTAAATCTAACTCATTTTGATTATAAAAATTTTCTATGACCAAATGTGGAAATGGTCTTTCAAAAACAACTCCTTCAAGTTTCTTCATCAGCCATTTCCTCTTCACTATCAAGATCAGTAATAGCATCAACAGGGACTTCTGCTGCTCCTATACGATACCAAGGAACATCATTACCTGTTTTATAACTAGGACGTTCACCAAGATACTCAAGATCAGGAAAATTATGCTCACGTAGTAATGCTTGAAGACGATAATGCATTAATTCAGTCTTAGTAGTCATTTTAAGAATAATATAAAGAGGGGTAAGACCAACAAGAAGAACAATAGTCATTCTAAAAACAATGGGCATAGCCTTTAAAAAAGCACCACGCCAAATATTATCATAATCCATTAGATTGGAAGTTTTGCTCTAGATGTTTTTTTCATGAAATTAAGACGAATAGCGTCCCATTTCAGTCGTTCTTTTAATGGTTTTGAAATAAGTTTCGTTACAGATTCTACTTCAATACTATTAGATTCACAATAATGAATAATAGCATCAATATAATTCAATTGTTCTTCTGCAACAATTTTTTCAATCTCAATAGCAAATTTCTGAGGTGTTAAAAATTTGTTTTCGATTGCCTGTTCTAATTCTTTAGTTGGTTCCATAGAGTTCCAGTTTATCTTCAACAAATTTTCTAATGTATTTGCTGAGAAGTTTGATGTACTTTGTTTTGTCAGTTTCTTCATAGACGACACACTCTCCATTTTCACATGCCATGATTATTACAAGTTTTTTAACAGATAAACCTGTCAATTCATATAACATACAACCATATGCCATACATTGAACAAAATAATGCTCAATCCACTCCCGTGGTTTAGGTCTTTTAGATGTTTTAAAATCTATTATAGCTAACTCACCGTTATATTCAGCAATACAGTCAACGGTTCCAGCAATTCCCAATTGCTTACTATATAGAGATCCTTCTAAAGCATGTATGTTATCAATTTTATTAATTTCACCCTTAGCAATCTTGAATAAGAAATCAGAAATAGGTGGAACCGTAGGAAGTTCCTCATCATTCTTTAAATAATGTTCTGTAAGAGTATGCATATCAGTTCCACGGGTTGTAGCCGCTTTAGTGATACGATCTGCCTCTTCATTTCCAACCTTTTTTCTCCAATTAATAAAAATTTCTTTATTGAAGTGGCTAGTAACAGAAGTAATGGATACTAATTTAATAAATTCCTCATCACCAGGAATTTTATAATATCGAACACCATCTATATGTTCTCTCTCCAAAGGAGCAAGATTCAAATCAACATGATTAAACATTAAAATCCCAATTGCATTTTTGCCATAATATATTCTTTAACAAGACCAGATCTAATAATATCATTAATTCCAAATTCAATAATATCAAAAGATGGCATTGTCCTAAGAACTTTCATGAAATCAACGATTCCATTTTTTTCATTGGTTTTTTGTAAATCAGTTTGAGTGGCATCACCACAAAAAACAATTCTACTATTCTCACCAATACGTGTTATTATACTATCAAGTTCATGAAAATTCAAGTTTTGATATTCATCAACAATTACAATAGCATTATCAAGTGTGGTTCCTCTTAAAAATGAAGTGCTCCAAAACTTGATTGTTTCTTGAGCCTTAAGATTACCATAAAGCATCTCAAAATCAGCATCAGAAGCCATTTGAAACATATATTTTACCATATGTTTGTAAGGGATTTGATAAAGTGAGGACTTGTCTTCATGATCACCAGGAAGAAAGCCAATTTCACGGGTAGCAACGAGAGACCGTACAATATAAATCTTTTCGTAAGGGGTGTTTTCATCTAAAACTTCCTTAAGTGCGTTATAAAGGGTAACAAAAGTTTTACCAGTACCTGCACATCCATATGCAACAATATGTTTTCCTGCAGCATATGAATCAAACAATTTTGTCTGATTTTCAGTTATGGGATCAATCCCAACCAAATAATCAGAACTAAGAGGTTTTCTTCTCTTTGTCTGTTTAGTAGTTAAACCAACACCAATTGGCTGTTCCGTTGTTGCTTTCTTTTTTCTTGGCATGTCTATATCGGTGTTATCCGTGATCCAGGTGCTTTACTTGCTTTTCTTAAAACATCATTCCAACCAGGATTTCTCTGAACTAATTTATTTTGCCAGTCTCCAACTTCACCAACTCCAGCAACACCCTTAGACCAGTCTTTATCCCAATCAGGATTCTCCTTTCTCCACTCATCATAAGCTTTCATTGTCATGATGAGTTCTTTTTCTTCACCAGTTTTTGAATTTTTAACAGGGTATGTAGGCATTTCAATATAAAGTTATATAAAGTATTTAGACCCATTCAAGGGCTTCGGACACTGATGGGAATTGCTCAACAAATATTTTTTTACAAGCATTCGCAATTTCCATATGTTCTTTCTGCGTTCCATGTGCAGATCTTAGATTGATATAATGAGCCCAAGAACGACACGAACCAGTCATATAGATTCTCGTAGGAGTTGCAAGAGGTAATACCATTCTAGCACACTCTTTTGCAACACCCTGTTTAAGCATTGATTCATAAAGTGCTACAGAAGAATCAAATAGAGTCTTTGTCTGTAACTCTAGATTCTGTTTAACAAATTCATCCAAATCATCAGTAGAATTCTGACGATTCTTTGTATCTTGACGACGATATTCTGGAACAGGAATAACCCCTAATTTAGTACTATCAGCATACCTTTGAGAAAATTCCTGAAAAGTAAATGATCTATGACGTAATATCTGTGCTGCAATAGCACGATTAGTCTCAATCTCCAGAGTCATAGAAGATTGTTCAAACACAGACCAATGATTATGCTTAATACAATACTTTAATAGACCTGCATACTTTTCATTGTCCTGATTAGATGGGTTGGAAACTCTGGCAATATATGCCATAGTCTTTTCTGCATCGGGTGTGATGCTAACAAGTTCTACAGTCATTCTCCAAATCCTTTGTTACGTTTTGATCTAGCAAGTGCGATTTCTTGTTCTAATACTCTCATTTGCTCTTTCATATAAATCAACTCCTTATCATCATAAAGGAATTCATGTTTAAGAGCTGTCTTAATTGCTTTTAATAAAAGTTTAGATCTTTTCATTAGTCTGCATAACCATCATCGTCATCATAAAGTTCATCATAATCTTTTGGTGGAGATTCAAATGCCTTTGAATTTCTATATGCATCTACATCAGAATAAACCTCTGCTTTTAATGCATCAAGTAATAGTTCCATATTACGAACTATTAGTTTCAATTTGTCTCTCTCCATAACATGACTCACTTTTAACTATTTTACACAAAAAAAGAGGAGGTGTCAATACCTCCTCCTTTCGAATCTGTAAGTCAGTTACTTACCTTGCACATACAACTTTTTGTTCTGTATGCTTAATGCCTCTGTATGTGAGTTCAGAGACTTGCTTCTGACAGGTCTTGCTGTCATTGGTATCGTACTTGATACCACGGTAGGTTACTTGTGCCATGATTGTACTCCTAAAGTAATTGGATTTTTAGGCCCGTTCCTTTAGTCGTTTGCGTCCCAACAACCTTCTTCACTATTGAGTTTAATAATCTCAATAATATCTGCCTTCTCTTCTTGTGGAAGATGTCTGTCCTTTTGCACATCCTCAATGAGGTACTGTGATCCAGAACATGTAAGAGCAGCAACTAATAAAAGATGTGTCATAGGGATGAACGAATCCGTTCCGCGACTTACTTGCGTCCCCTAAGGGATGAACGTGTGTGCTAATACTAACACAGTTACTACTATGTAGTCAAGTAGAACTGTAATACTTGTTACATTTTTTAAAAAACCTTACAGACCAAAAAAATACCGGAGTTTTTTTCCCGCCTTTTTTGGAAAAAAAGTTCGAATTTGCCTGAGAGAGAATTACGATTTACGCTTTTTCTTTGGTGCTGGTGATTGATATCCCCATAAGTTTGGCTTGACACCTCCATTACCATAATCAATACTCTTCAGATCATTCTTAAACTTATCCCAATACATATCAAAGACAGTTACTTTTGTACCCCGTGTAAGATCAAAATGAATCTTATCTTTATAAAAATATTTTATAATATATGCATCAGTAGGTGCTTGTTTTATAGAGACCTCTGCAAATGATCCATCCTCAACAACTATGTCGCATCCATATTCAGTTCTAAAATTTTCTCGTTCTTCTTTTGTCCAGATAGATTCCTTTTCTTTCTTCTTTTCAGGTGGTTTAGCTGTTTCTTTAGTCATTTTAAGATCTACCACCCCATACAATATCAGGATAAGCTTCTTGAACTATATCTCTTGTAATTTTATATACTTCTCCAAGTTTTTTATCTTTTACAAGAATAAGAATTTCTGCTTCTAATGGATGAATACCTTCAAGAATATTGATGAAAATTGTCTCACGACGAATAGGTTTCATCGAATCATTTCCACCTCTAATGAAATAATAAAAGTGTTTTGATTCTCTACGAAGAGTAGTTTGTCCGTTATTATCTGAAACTCCTAAAGAAAAATTTCCACTCTCATGCATTGAACGAACATCTTCAGTAATCTTCGTTGTTAAAGTGCCACTATAAGTATTCTGCTCATCAAATCCATTATATGGAACTTGACCTGCAGGTAATGCAGATACAACAGAATCATCAAAATTCCATATCAAAAGCATCTTGAGATATGTCTCTTCATACTTCTTTAGAACCTGAATCTTTTTAGCTTTGGTTCTTTGTCTAGAAACTAGATCCAATACTTCAAAGGCAAATGGTAAATTTGGAAGATTTGGGATAGGAGTTACCTTAACAGTCTTAGCAGTCCTAGTCGTCGTCTTCTTCGCTTTCGTTGTCGTCATGATAGTTTTCAAAGTTAAATGCAATTACCTCATCAGGAACTAAATTCCCATTTCCATCAAACATTTCGGGGTGAGGTCTTGGTATCTCCCGATAGTTTAGCATATAATCTCGTGCAACCCAACCTGCTAGTATTCCCACAAAGAAGAACAATAATGATACAGGTAACAATAAACTTAATACTATTTCAGTATCAATGGCCATTTTTCTACCTCCTGGGAATTGAATTTGAAAAGTTTTGTTGCTCTTTTTCTTCCTCCCAGTAAGTATAAGTTCGAACCCACGATTAATGCGTTCTTTTGGTTTATTTATCTTATGATTTAATAATTTTGTTTTCTTGGAGGAATTGTATTGTTTCAACAGATCCTCCTAACTTCTTACCATCACAGACAACCTGTGGGAAAGTAGATCCCTCTCCAAATTCTTCATAAAACTCCTTTCTTTCAAAGTGTTGACCTAAATTATACACCACAAATTTACTTCCTGTCAACTCCAGGACTTGTTTTACTTTATCGCAGAATGGACATCCATCCCTAGAATAAACTGCGAAGTTCATATGTTTCATTCATCTTTGATTATATATTATAGCACAACGATCACTAATTCGATTCTAGTGTGGTTATCCTTGCTTTAAGTGCATCGTTTTCTATTTTTAACTCTTTTATTGCTTCAACTAACAAAGGAACCATCCTACTATACTTTAATGTCATATATTCTGCTTCAGGATCATCATGATCAACTATGGTGTCATTAATGCTAACAGCTTCTGGTTGAACTGCTTTAACTTCTTGTGCGGACATTCCCAAATGAACATCATCATCTGCTACTCCCAACTTATGTGCAAGATCATTCCACTTATATGTAAATGTGCTTAAGTTACTTAATTTAGAAACTGCATTTGTAAGTGGAACTCTATCTTTTTTCAATCTATCATCAGAAGAACTATCAGTCAGTGCTCCAGAAATAACCATATCACCATTACCTTCTACCCTTGCTTTCTCACTCCATCCAGATTCCTCACCAGTTGTGGGAGACGAGGTATTTCCAC